CTTTATAACCATCAGGCTTACTCATTGTAAACCTCCTTGATAAGTAAGTATCTTTTTCTTTGATGCTTCTATATCTTTTACTGTATATGATCCGGCTTTAGGTAAGGTTCTTTCTTTTTCTTTTTTCTTCTTACCTTTACCGCTTAAATACTTTGGATCTTTACTATCTTGTATAAATCTTTCAAACATTTTCCGCTCCTGGGATTAATCATCACATTGACATTGTTTCTTTTTTAATTCTAATACTTCTTTTATTAACTCAGCATTACGCTTTAGTAATTTATAATGCGCCTTCTGATGTTCTTTTAAATCCATCTTAACTAACCAGAGTTCTTGTCTTGCAGCCAACATCTCTCTTCTTAATGTTTCTTCAAAACTTTCTTCATGATTTTTCCAGCCGTCCCCTGTATTAAACATGCTAACCTCTTCTACTCATCCAGGCTGATGCACCCATATATGCACCGACTATACCTGCTCCTGAGATATAAAATAAATTACTTACGTCACTCAATGCTTCCACTCTATCAAGTGGGACCCACGGCAAAAACATTGCCGCGGTAAACACACCCATAGCTATTAAAGTATACCTTGCCATTCTTAATTGTGCAAGCTCTTTACGTAATACAGATTCTGTATGTTTTATTTCTTTCAAATGTGCTAACTCCTCATCAGATACAACACCATCACCATCCTCATCGTACTCGTTGAACTTTGAGTCTTTCTCCAGATTTTTTTGAATTGCTTTCATTATCATTTTTCTTCTCAGGTAATTTAGTTTCTAAGTTATATGTTTTTCTAACTTTGTGTATCCTCATTTTAATTAAACTAACTCTATCTTCTAAGTCCATAATCCTTGTTTCCACTGATGTAAGTGAGTCTCAATAAACTGATCAGTGTTACGATTTTTTAAATCATTAAATTCTTTTAAAGAATTCCACAGTACTTTACGTTCAAAGTGTGGTGTATTTAATTTATTTTCTTCACAATAGGTGTCTAGCACTTCCATTGCTTTCTGAGCTTCTTGAGTCTTTATCATTAGTATTCCTTTTAGCAAAGGCCATTGCTTCAGCCATAGATGGTATGTAGTTTCCTTTAGCTGCCACACTATTTTGATAGCGTATAGCAGCTCTTCTTAACTTTTTCATTGTATAAAGATATGATATATTAACAAACCAATTATTAATAACTTACCATAATCTAAATCCCAGGCTGTGCCTTCACCGAATTTCTTACTAAAATTTTTTAATTTTTCTTTCATATATACCTCCTTAGGTGGCGGATTTATCCCCTGCTTCCGCCGGAGCAGCGAGGACAATGGGAACTCTTAGAGCCATGATGTATTATCTTCTTGAGACATTGAACTTGCCTTCTGAGACCATGGCACTTTATCTGCGGTTAACTTGTCGTAATGTGTTCTTAATGTTTCTAAGGCAATAGCTGTAGCCATAATAGTATCATCATGACACCCAGGAGCAGCCTCAGTTCTTCCGGATTCGGTACTAACATAATCTTTTAGTTCCTGTATAATCACTTTAGATCCTATCCATATGTCATCATTCTCTACAGCATTCTTTAAATTACCTATAATATGAGGCTTAGTAACCTGTGTTGTTCTAAATCCAGGCACCTGACCTTCTTCTTTTGATATTGAGGAAATCTTTGTTTGTTTATATATATTTAAATAATTCATCTGCGCTAAACGCGATAAGGTTGCAACACCCATTGAATTACTTTCAACAGTTAGCAATGCATTATTATAATACCTACCAAGGTAAAACAACAAATCACCAAACTTACTAGGGTCAATATAGCTGTCACGATACAAAGCAATTACTTTCCTATCTGTATCCATAACAACTGCTGCTGAATAATCTTGGCCTACGCCTAGAGCCACATCGGCAGCAAGTATAAAATTACTATCCCAATCAGGATACTCCCATATATCCAGGTTGCCATCGTTAGAATTCTCCCATGTTAACGAATTAAAATCAAAAAGCATTTTCTTTTTAGGTTCATGCGCAATTAGCTGGCTTACTTTGTCCATAGCAAATACAGACTTACCAGCTGTTATAAACGCTTCATCGGGAGTTGCTGGGTATTCCTGGCGGAACTTTAGTTCCCCACCTTCAGCAATCTTCAACCGACGCCAGTAGAGTTGTCCGTTGTTTAAGTTGTGTTGCTCTACCAGTAGCTCCTCATCAGAGGAACGTTCGAAACCTTCAGGTGGATCTCTATAGTATTCAGGTGTAGAGAACCACGGAAGGAATATCGGTAAATACTCATTCTCACCTTCCAGTGCACCTTTCCACAATCTGTAGAATTCACCTTGAGCGCCGTTAGCTGTTGACTCAAGTATGACTTCAGTACCTGGAGCTTCTGATATACCCTGGAACAAACCAGCTAATATCTTTTCATCATGCTGCCAGAAGGCAACCTCTGATAAATGTGCGATTGTTGGTGTTGTACCACGACCTGCTTCAGGTGATCCTGCAGTATATAATCTATATGACGATATAGGTTTATCACTACCTTCTTTTTTAAAGTGAGGTGATGATATAACAATTTCTTTAGCATTTGACTTAACTTCATTTGGCTTATAAATATGATTCATATTTTTAATAATATTCTTAGACAAATTAAATAATGCGTCAGATGTTGCACTGTCATGCGCCATAACAACTGAACGTGCGTGTGGAGTGAAATATGTTTTCCAGAATACTCTACCAGCACAATAGGTACTAATACCTTGCTGTCTGGCTTTCAATATGATTGCTCTAACCTTTCCAGTGTCAGCCAGCTGTTTATCTAAAAGTTCTGTAATTTTTTTCTGACAGCTGTTGAACTCAAAATCTATAAAGCCCCTTCTTGCATCTTTAGTAATGATCTTAATATTGTCAGATGCAAAAGAAGTAAAGTTATGTTCGTAATCTTTTAATTTATTTCTTTTATTTTTTTCTTCGAGAAGTCTTAATAGTTCTTTCTTCTTATTCATAAAACCTCTCCTCGGATTAACTTTAAGGGGACATTTAAATTTAAACGTCTCCTATAAGGGGGGATCTATATAATATATACTATCTTAAGAATAAGTCTGATTGACCTAAAAAATGAGTATACCCCCTTTAAATTCCCTACCCCCTAAGTTCTCCCTACTCTCTCTCCAACATTCTCTTAGGGGCTTCGCCCCTTCCTCTCACACTAACTTTCTCCTCTCTCTCCCACCTTCCTTCCCTCGTACACACATCCGGGGTAGGAGGAGGGTGGCATCCCGCATCCAAGAGGAGAATAGATGCGGCAACCACACGCCCAGTAGGAAGGGCATCGTTCCTACCTCAGTACGGAGAGCTACAGTCCGTACCGACCTGAGCATGTCGTTAAACTGCTACCTCAGTAGAAGGAGGAGACACTTCTACTCCCAAGTATGCCTGGGAACTATAGGGCATACCATTTGGCAGAGTGGTATCTGCTACCCTAGTAGGAGAGGGATCCCTTCTACTCCCAAGTATACCCTGGGACATACTGGGTATACCATCTGGCAGAGTGGTATCTGCTACTCTCTCATCTTATCGTCCGGAAGGTAGGATGGGAGAGTAAACCAATACTGATCCAACTTTAACCACAGCTATAGGAGGACATTATGGCTAAAGGAGTAACTGTTCTTGTCTGCGGAGGACGAGACTTCAACGACTATCACTTTCTTACGAAGCGTTTCGACGACTTCAGAGCTTACATTAAACGTGAGTTCGACCAGGAAGTAACTACTATCATTCACGGTGCTGCACGAGGTGCGGACACTCTAGCTGGTCACTACGGAAAGTGGGATGATGGTATAGAAGTCAAAGCATTCCCTGCTCAATGGAATGTACATGGTAAGGCGGCTGGTCCAATAAGGAATCAGCTTATGCTCGACCAGGATCCTAACTACGTACTAGGATTCGAAGGTGGTAGAGGTACTAACCACATGCTTTCAATTGCGAGAGCTAAAGGTACCACAACATTTCATATAAGGAAGCGCCGTTAAGCGCTTTCTTTCACCACGGCTATAAAGGAGGACATTATGGCTAAATTTGTTATAGAGACCCAAGGTCTCGAAAACTACGGTGCGCACGATGGTTCTGCGGATCGTTGGAAACTCAAGAACGGTGAGACGTACATCGTTACTGGGTTTGATCGTGAGCAGGATGCAATAGCATTCGTACTCGACCTTATAGATAATACTTCGCAGTATTGGAAGTACTATCCTGCTAAGGTATCTGACTACAATACGTGGTTGGATGACATTAGCTGGTCTGATGAGTATATGATGCATTGTCTCACATATGCTCAAAGGGTTGATGCTAACGGTACTGTGGATAACAGGATACCGGATAGCTTTAAAGATATTCTGGAAAGAAATCTTTAAATAATCCTTGTAGAGCCTAGAGAAACCAAGACACTCTAGGCTCTACTTAAGTCTTCGACTTTTACTATAACATTCTTTTAAAATCTTAAAGAGTCTTCGACTCTTTCTATTACATAAATTTCTCAATAACTACACGACCTGAGTACGTCGTTAAACTGCTCTGTACCTGCAATAATGCTTGTACATCATTTACCACATAGGAGTCATGTTATGCAAAACGCAAACATCCCCCACGTTAATCCAATTCACAACTCAGCGCAGATGGAGAGACTAGCTCTCTTCCTCAAAGATTCTGGTATCCAGAAGCGCGTTGATGCCGGTGAAATGGTAATCACGTACACTGTATCTGTTAACCACCTGTTTGTTAACAAATACCTTAAACTTCCACCTGTGCCTAATAACGCAAAGGCGGAAGAACCACAAGACGATTCTCTCGTCTAACACTCCTAAACTCCGGCCGCCTAGAGCGGCCGTAGTTTTTTAAGAATACCGGCATGTTTAACCCTAAGAGCCTTCGGCTCTTTCTATTACATTTTAATATAACCACAATAGGAGTTCGATATGCGTAAAGCATCCGACATCCTCGGTCCTAATGACGAGGCTAAAAACCATTGGGAAGAAACTGCACATGCTATAGCTGCTAAAATTGCAGCTGATAACTCTCTTACAGGAGAGGATGCTAAGTGCAGTAATTGTTATCACGAGGAAGACTTTCCTCATGAAACAATGGAAGTAGATCCAGAGAGTGGCTGGGTCTCTTGTAGTTATTGCGGTAGATAGTTACTCCGTGGTGGAAAGGTCGGCAGCCGAAAGGCTGTCGCCTTTTTTAGAGAACCGGCACGTCTTCCGGCATGCGGTGCTGACGCGTACCGGCATGTGGTAAGTATCGTTGAAGTTTACTTGGAGATTAGCAGGAATAGCTCAAAGATACCCGCCCACGTCCTAACATCTTTTCTTAGAGACTTCGTCTCTTTCTATAACATTCTTTTACTAATAACCTTAACCAACTATGGAGAATCGTACATGCGACCAGTACAACCGTCATCCGAAGATGTAGATTTCAAAAATGAATTCTTATTAATCTTCATGAAATTCGAAAAGATCAATGAGAAACTTGATCTAATCATAAAGCAACTTGAGCCTAATGCTGAAGATCTCTTGTCTCAATCTGAAATAGACATGATGCATTCTTGGAGAGCTCAAGCAATTGCTATGGAATCTAATGAAGCAGATAACACGCCTACAGGTTCTTAGTTATTCTCTTAGAGAGGCTTCGCCTCTTTCCCCTACATACTATCTATATACAGTAGTACTTCTTTAAGTCTAACAGCTATTCCTATAGCACACTGAT